CCCCGAGGCCCTGCCCGCCTGACCCGCTGCACCGGGCGGCCCGGTCGGACTCTACTGCCGTTCCTGCGCCAGCGTGTAGGCGACGATGGCGTTCACGTGACCATGGCCCATGCCGTGCCGTTCCTTCAGCAGGACGAGCAGTTCCATGTGCCGCGCGGGCAGGTGCTCGCGCACGATCGCCTGCCATTCGGCGACCGGACGGCCATATTTCTTTTCGATCGAGGGGAAATAGGAAGCAGGGCCCTCGGGCGGCTGCGCTGGATCACGATGCAGGCGCACCCGTTGATCGAGGCGGTCTTCGCGCGGCACGGGATCGATGGGGGGGAGTTCGACGTGCTTTCGACCCTGCTGCGATCGGGGCCGCCCTACCGGCTGCGCCCGACCGAACTCTATCGCTCGCTGATGATCTCTTCCGGCGGGCTGACCGCGCGGCTCGACCGCCTCGGCAAGCGCGGCCTGGTCCGGCGCAGTCCGGCGCACGGCGGCCGGAAGCGACAAGCGCAGCCTCCCGGTCGAACTGACGGATGAAGGACGCGCGCTGGCCGAAGCCGCCTTTCGCGAGGACATGGCGGTCGAGCGCGCGATCCTGTCGGCCCTGTCGCAGGATGAAGCGCGCGATCTCGCCGAACGGCTCGAAGCCCTGGCGCTGAAAATCGCCGATCCGCTGGAAGCGGAGGAAACGATGCCCGAAACGCGTGCCTAGCCAGCCGCGCTGCCACCGCGCGGGGGCCAAAACATCCGGTCTGGCAAGGGAAAGCTGGATGCCCCGCGTGGATTCGAACCACGATTGACGGAGTCAGAGTCCGTAAGGAAACGGCGGGAAACCTAGGGTTCTCCGCCCTGTGTTGCATCTGTGTTGCGTCGGGAAAGATCCTAGCAGATGGCTCTGAGGGCGTCGCGCTCAAGCTTGGGGCACCTACTGACTCTTTACGCGTCACCTGTACGCGCTTAGACTCAGGTAGGAGATTAGCACCGTGCCTACCGTAAATGAGATAGCAGATTGGTTCATAAGCCGCGTTGACCGCGATGCGGGCGATACCATGACGCACCTGAAATTGCAGAAGCTGCTGTACTTCTCGCAAGCTTGGTATCTCGCGAATACTGGCGAGGCACTTTTTGATGAGGATTTCCAGGCGTGGGCGCATGGGCCTGTCGTCCGGTCCATCTATGATCGCTTCAGTCACAAGCGTTGGGAACCGATCGAACCGGTTGACACTCCGAACGCGCTGGACGGAAAAACCCGCAGCTTCCTTGAGCGAGTTTTCGAGCAATACGGTCAATATGGAGCCAAAAAGCTGGAGAACATAACGCACTCGCATGATCCTTGGCGGGAAGCTCGTGGAGGATTGCCGCCAGAAGCCCGCTGCGAGAACGTGATCACCAAAGATGGGATGCGGGACTTCTATGCCGCCAAAATCGGGAAGTCTTGGGATAGCTAGCGAGTTCAAGATTGGGGCGCCGCCTGAGGACGACGATGCGCTGAACATGGACGACCCCCCGGGGCTGAAGCGGGGGGTGTCAATCAGCCTGCGATATTACCGAAAGCAGGCCGAATGTTTTTCAAAATGGAAGGCGCCTGAACTGAAGAAGTTCAGCGCGTTGGTGGAAAAGCTGCAAGGATACGATCCAAAGACGCTCACAGGGTCGAAAATTTGCTCGCTACACAAAGGTAGCCCATCCCGCGAAAAATACACCCTGCCAGATGAGCTTAGCCCAGATTTGAGTCTGCACGAACTACGGGTCGATCAATCCAATAAGGCTAGAATTCACGGCGTTTTGTGGGGTGTAACGTTCTATCTGGTCTGGCTGGACCGGAATCACGCTGTCTTTCCGCAATAGACTTCGGATTCGGCTATCAACCTTCCTCCACTACCGCTTTGCCTTGCGTGTCATAAAGGGCGACTATCATTTGATCGGATACCTGGCCGAACTCGACCGGCACGCCCTTGTAGCGAGGGGCACTGTGCTCCTTGGGATCGTGTGACAAGCCGTAGCGGTTGACGAGTTCGAACCAGTCATCTTCGCGAACGATGAAGTTCTGCGGCTTCCGCCCGCTTTCAGCAACATTCGCCAGCATGGCGTCCATGTACGGCGTGATATCCATATTCATCTTTCCTCCAACGCGGCGTCGATCATGGCTCGCCAGACATCGGCCGCAGCCAGAGCTCTCTGGTCCTCCGTGGAAATTGAATAATCGCCAAGCTTAATCCAAGTCGAGGACTTCATCCCCCCACTCGGCTCGCGGATCGCCTGCAGGACCGCGCGGGCGACCGGCTCAACCTCGAACGATCCCTCAACTTGGGCGTACTCCGGTTCGCCACAGTCGTCGCAGAGGTTGCCCTGCGCACGAAGAGCTTCGATGATGGCGACGCACGCGCGTTCGATAGGGGTCATGCTACAGCTCCGTCTGTTGTGCCCAACACGCTCGCTTCCATCGCCGCCATCGTGGCGGTGTCGTCCTCAAGCGCTTCGAACAGGTGACCGTACGTGTCGAAGGTCACCTGGATCGAGTGATGCCCCATCCATGTCTGGACCCGCTTCGGTGCGACACGCTGTTCGATCCAGAGCGAGGCGCAGGCGTGACGGAAATCGTGGAGGGTGAAGATGCCCTTCATGATCGGCTGGTCATCGTCATCAGTCGCCGGCTTGCCGTCCCGGATCCACGGCTTCACCAAGCCAGCCCGCTCCTGCAGCGGTTCCTGGAAGCCGAGCACGAGATTAGCGTGAAAGATCGGCGTCCCGCTGTTGCTGGGGAACACGAGGTCGAGGGCTGACGGGGGACAACGCAGCTTCCACTTGCGCAGCTCGGCGACGAGCCCCGGCGCCATCGGGATCGTGCGAACGCCCGATGCTGATTTCGGGGGGCCAATGATGTTCTTGCGATCTGCGCGCTGGTCGACCGTCAGCTTGCCATGTTTCAGATCGACATTGCGCCAGGGTAGTCCCCTGAGTTCGGAGGCGCGCAGGCCGACGAACAGGAACGTCATCAGCATCGGCAGATCGATCGGACGGGCCTTTTCATCCCCGGCCGCGGCGAGCAGCGCCCTGATCTGCGCCTTGCTTGGCGGCACGACCCGCGGCTTCTCGCGGCCCGAGCGCTTGACCGTCACGCCCTGCGCCACGTTCTGGGCGACATAGCCGACCCGCTGAGCTTCTTTCATGAGGGCGGTGAGGGAGCCGAGTACCCGCTTCGCCATCGGCTTCGACCGGCCGTTGTCGAGCAGCCAGTCGCGGAATTCCTCGATCATCGGCTTCGATAGCTGGTTCAGCTTCTTTGCGCCGAGCCGCGGCTTGATGTGGAGTTCAAGATGCTGGCCATAAGCGTCGAGTGTGGATTCCTCGAGCCCCTCACGCCGCCCGCGAGCTAGCCAGTTCTCGCCGGCCTTCGCAACGGTGATGCTCTGCGAGTCTGCAGTGTGCGTGCCCTGTCGAACTTCCCAGAGGGTCTGCGTCTCGAAGGCCTCGGCATCCTTCTTGCGGGCGAACTGCTTCGCGCGCCGAGCGCCGCTCTGATCGCGATAGTCGACCAGCCAGGCGGACTTGGCCTCGCCCCTGCTCGTCCATTCACGCTTTCGGATCGACATTATCAGTTCCGTCGCTAGGCCCGTAGAATTCGAGATAGCGTCGTCCGAGATCTGTCAGGTCTGGCGCATCGGCAAACTCGTCAGATTGACGGGTAACGAGCCCCAATTGGACTAGTTCATCTTGTCCCGCTTTCCGGGCAGTTAGAACCTCCTCATCAACAATATCTAGCAGCTCATTTTTAAGGTTTGGTGGCGTGATCACCCAGCGAAGCTCAAGCTGAGCATAGGCGCTGAGACAGTAACTCAGCGCGCGCATGCCATAGGGTTGGCCAGAGGAGCTCTTGAAAAGCCTTAAGGCACGATCCGCTCCAGGAAACGGGCCGTTACCTTCGCCCGCAGATTTGGCCTGTACTTCCAGATACTCAATGTGTTCTTCAAACAGGGCAGAGTTATCGTCGAGTTTATCCTCAAGAGATCGGTAATAGAGCGCCCAATCTTCCGCGCATGGCCAATCGAGCACCTGAACACATGATTGAATCAAACGAGTGAGGATGATCGCTGGATTTAGGACAATCGCGCGCTCATGTTGATACCCGGTGAAAGGTCCCCATTCTGTATATCCGTATAGCTGAGACGGGGGCACTGCTTCTAACGCGACGGGTCGACTGCCACTGTCCTTTTTCAGGTCCTCGAAAGCATCGACATAAGCGATCCACATCCAGCCGAGCGCTATGCCGCTCGATGAATATCCTTCCGATATCCGCTTGAGACCCGCGTTTATCTTCTCCTTCTCCATCCACCATTGCCCTTTGACGATCTGAGCCGATGTCTGGGGAGAAAGCCCGGCGCGAGTGAGGGCAAGGGCAACGGCCAACTGAAGAAGGTGATCCCCTGAGAACTTGGCGGCATGGCCTCTTCCAAGTCGGGGTCGCATCGGCACACCGTACTTGATCAGCGCTTTAATCCGCCCACTGAAGGCGACCCGCTTCGTGGTTCCGATGAGAAACGCACGCATTAGCACGGCCTCCAACTCCGCATACGTGAATTCGCGCATCTTATTACTCAACACCAGAATTGTGCTTGCACAAACCGCCCTGAGGGGTATAGAACGTATTCATTCTACTGAACCGTCGCATGGCGGCGTCGAATGGGATGGTACGGGAAAGGAAGTAACATGCAAGCACTTTCTGAGGATCTCCTGGATGGGGCGGATGCCGCTGCAAAATATTTAGGGTTGAAGCGACGCGCCGTTTATCGACTTGTTGAGGCGGAAGCGATCCCCGTCATCCGAAAAGGGAAGAAGCTGTTCTTCCGAAAGAGCGAACTCGATCGCGCATTCCGGACGGCAGCGTGATGAGCAAACTCTCCTCGCGCGCGTCCGGCTATCCCGCCAGCCTCCGCCCTGACATCGACGTGACCCGCCGAGCCATTGAACGCGTCGTTGCCTCGCTGTCGAGCGATCCAGCCGAACGTGAAGCGATCGTCTCTGCTGCGGCTGCCGCAGCTTTGGCGTCACTTCGCCACCCATCCTAGATCGAGGTCTCCGCGTGGAAGACTTGGCCCTCCAAATCCAGCAGTTCGTTCCTAACGCCGAAGGCGAGGAGCTTGAGCATCGGATCAGCCTATACAAGGCCAGAGACCACGCGGCGATGCTGAGAGGGCAATCCACGATCTTACAGGCCTTTCGACTCGCTTGCGATGCCCACGAAGCCGCTGGTGAGTTCCTCTACGCCGACATGGCGCCAGATCGCCTGAAGCTGGCAGCCACCTATGTTCGCAACCTGGTACACGCCGCGTTTCTCGCCGAACAGCTTCTCAGTGAGGGCGTCTAACGGTGCTGTCTCATGGCGATTCCATAGAGCGCGAACTGGCGGCACGCGCTTCCGAATACCTTGGAGATCCCGAACCGCGAGGACCGGAGCCCGAACCGCTCATGCCGACCAGGGATGAGCAAGCGCCCTATCCAAGCCAGTTTCTCGGCGCGACGATGCAAGGCGCTGTTGAAGGCATCGCGAAACTCGCCTTCGTTCCACCTAGCCTTGCGGCCCAGTCCGTGCTGGCCGCTTGCTCGCTGGCGGTCCAGCCGCATTTCAACGTTGTTCTGCCCACGGGCAAAGAGCGCCCCACCAGCCTATTTCTTGTCTCAGTTGCTGAAAGCGGTGACCGCAAGTCCACCTCGGATGATCTGGCCCTCGGACCGGTAAAGGCATTCGAGCGGGAACTGGAGGATCAGTACGGTCGGGATCGCGCGAGTGCTGCCCTCGCACAGGCGGCCTGGGACGAAGCCAAACGCGAAGTCACTCAGCGGGTAAAGAAGCAAGGTCGCGAGGCGCTGGAGCGCGCATATATCGAACTCGGTCCGCGCCCCGATGGCCCAATCGAGCCAACCATTGCCGTCCGGACAGGAACGACGCAGGGTCTCCTGCGCCGCTTCTCCAGCTGTCGGCCGTCACTCGGTCTGATGTCGGACGAAGGTGGCTCCTGGTTGGGCGGCTTCGGTATGAGCGATGACAACCGGCTGGCCACAATCACCACGCTCAGCGACTTCTGGGACGGTGCGACCGTTCAGATACTGACAGCTGGAGAAGGGTTCACCGCCCTCCGGGGCCGCCGGCTTACCTTTCACATGATGGTGCAGCCTATCGTTGCGGAGCGACTGCTGGGGGACGAAGAAGCATTGGGCCAAGGGTTCCTGAGCCGCATGCTGGTCTCGCACCCTGAGAGCCTGGCCGGAACCCGGATCGTGGATCCCACGGCTGGCATTGATGCCGATGCGAAGGCCAAGTTGGGTACATATAGCGAACGGCTCGATCGCATCATTCGAGCCAACCTACCGGTCGAGCCTGAAACACTTGTCCTAACCCCACGCGCCCTGCCTCTTTCGGATAAAGCTGCCAGGATGTGGTGGGAATACTACAACGATCTTGAGCGACAGCTCGGCCCTGAGGGCCGGCTGCACGCTGTAAAAGGCTTTGTCGGCAAGCTACCGGAGATGGCAGCTCGACTGGCCGCCAATGTCGCGGTGTTTGACGAAGGGGCAGGGATCGAGGAAATCGACGGTCACGCCATGGCCTGCGGCATCGGCCTTGCAGACTTCTACCTCAACGAAGCGCTGAGGCTATTCGGTCAGAAGGCGATCGACCCGATTTATCGGGACGCGCAGGATCTCTCCGATTGGCTCAAATGCAAATGGCGAGAGCCGCTAATCTCTCTGACAGAGATCAGTCGAGGCGGTCCCGCCACGCTGCGAAGCCGCAGCGATCGAATTCGGTCTGTGCTGGAGGTCCTGGAGCGGCACAATCACGTGGAGCGGACCTCGGATGGGGGTGTCGTCCGCGGGAAGAAGGTGCGAACTGCTTGGCGCATTCTGGTGCGTCATGGCTGAGCGGTCGCAAACAATCGCAAGTGTCGCAGACGGCGCGATTGCAACTGCGACACTTGCAGCGGGCTTGAAGTCCGCCGAATTCTGCCATTGCGGAGCTCTGGTAGCGACCAGAATCGCAACAATCGCAGGAATCGCAGCTCGCAGCTGGTCAGTTCTTAATCCGAAGGGGGGACCCTGAACTGTCGCAACTGATTTGCGACACTTTGCGATTTTTCATCACTGGACGCCAGCAATCTGATTCCCACATCTAGGGATTCAGAAGGGGTATCCTATTGTTTCATCTAAATAATAGGGTCTTTTTCAATGAAAGAAGACAGCATTTCAGGCTTCTGTCGCAGACCCTCTGCGATTGTTGCGATTGTTGCGATTCTTTTTGCGGATCGACCGGAGGGACGCTGACATGGGTAGGTCCAAGAAGCCCACGATTGAGGATGCTGTAGCGCGATTGATGGCCGTGAAGATGATGGTGCGCGGCCTGTCGGGTGTCATGCCCTCGCTGGCCGCTGAGATGCGCCGGGAGGCCTGCGAGACCATCGAGGACGTGATCGACGACCTCGCCAAAATTCGGGGGCGTCGATGACAAGTGAGACCACCTGGATCGTCCTTCGCTGCCCCAGCAGCAAGACGTTGACGCTGGCGAACCAGCTTGCCTCCTGTGGCGCCTGGACACCCACCTGGAAGCGGCAACGCCGCCTGCCCCGCTCGAACGTTCGTCGGCTTATCACCGAGGCCTGCATCCCATCGTTCGTATTCGTGCCTGAGGATGCTGCCGACACTCTTCCGAAGGTACCACTAGTCTCGTACAGCATGATGCGGGTGGGCGGGAAACGGGTGCGAATTGCGGATCGATCGCTCGAGCCACTGCGCCATATCTCGGAGAAGGCGCCTGTCCCGGCTCGGCTCCTGCCGAAGCCGGGGACGCCAGTGCGATTTGCGTCTGGTCCATTCCAAGGGCTGCAAGGCACGGTGCGAGCATGCACTCAAAGCTACGCTACGGTCGACATTGTGGATTTTATCCTGCCAGTGAAGGTGCCCCCTTGCCTTTTGCAGAAAGTGAGACCATAACGTGAACAGCCGTCAGGCACCGCGCTATTCTGAAAGCGCGTTGGGAAGTTAATTGGTCGATGGCCTTCGTGGCATGTTCGCCCTTCCCGTCAACTTCCGCAGCAGGTTGCTTCGCGGTCGCGTGCTACCGCTTTGGGCCTGCTCCTAGTCGCTTGGCAACACGCTCCGTCTGATCTGCCATCACCGCAATTGGGTCTGCTTGAACGCCGAGAATGGTGCCACATGATCCGCACGTGTAACTTACAACCGAGATTTCCCCGCTCCCGAAGCTTTGCTTCGCCCTGCCAGCGCTATACCTTACGTCCACACTTCTCTCGCAGCTAGGACATCTTCCGAGCATTGCACTTCCTCCCCTCAGTGGACTGCGGATGATGCTTCAGTCTCGAAGAGTTTGTAAAGCCTGACGCACTGGGGGAAGCGATGCTAAGACTCAGCGCGAGAGCGCCGAGGCGTAGGGCCAAAAGTGCCGGTCGAGGGTCGAAAGCGGATGTCCAGAATAATCTGCCGGCAGCCGCTCAGATGGCAGAGGCCGCAAGTGTGACGAAGGTGGCTATTGCTGTTGCCGGATGCAGGAAGAGGCTAAGCGGTGCTGTTTCGAGCGAGGCGAAGGCTGCGATAGGGAATTCCCCGTGCTCTGACGGAGCGATCACACCTTGAGGCGCTGGATATCAGTCGAGCCGTCAAAAAACCGGTCCGTAAACTCAATTTCGTCGCCTTCGATTTTGAACGTCGTAGTCGATCCTCGGCCGGACCAGGTGCCAGGTCCGGTACCCGGTCCACGCTCATCGATCATGCGATAGCGAACCTCGCTGCCTTCAACGAGGCAGTCATACTCAAAGGCTTTGCCGTCATCTCGGGTATAGGACACCCGGACCATGTTCGACGCCGCTATTCTCGCCGAGACAATTCCAACGTCGTGCCCGTTGCGAAACGCAGCCCCGCCCCTACAGACTCGGAGTAGATCGGCCTCTGAAAGCTTGACCGGCGGATCCGAAGCCTCCTGAATCGGCTCAGCGGGAAGATCATCTGCTTCCTCTGCTGTACCACATGACGAAAGAGCCAATCCCAGCCCCAGCGCAACAGCTGCCATCATTCTCATATCAGTCCCCTCTGCTTTCTATGATGCGCGAAGAAGCAACTGAGCGCAATTACTCATCGATCGGAGACGACGGATGGCCAGTCTAGGATTCTTCGCCGCGCCATGGCATCCCTTAGCCACCATGACGCCGGATGAGCAGAAGCGTGAAGCCGCTCGCCTCGACTACGAGGCACTGATGTCCGACGCTGCAAATCGGCTTCAGTACCAGGTCGACCTTGGGAAGGTCGCAGTCCAGTCGCTGACTTTGGTGAACGGTGGCGCCATCGTCGCCCTATTCACTCTGGTCGGACAGCAAGGCATCGAGCTCGCGCTCGATCCGGAACAGCTAAAGTTAGCCTTCGGCTTCTTCGTCGCTGGTCTATTCTGTTCGCTCGCCAGCATGTTCGGAGGCTTCCTGTCTCAGTATTGGTATTCGCAAACCTCAATCGAGGAAGCGTGGGAGAAGCAGAGCGAGATGCTCGGAGACAAGCCCAAGGGTCGAGACTTCATGCGCTCGTACAAGCGCGGGTCTATCGCGCTGGCCGTGGGCCTCGGCCTTGCTGTCTTGTCCGTAGTTTCGTTCGCAGCCGGTAGCTGGGCCGCGCTCTCGGGATTCATCGCCTAGCGAAGAACGTCCGCTCTCGGTCGGGAAAAGGCGGAGGGGGCAGGTGAACAAACCGCCCCCCTTCGCGCAAAAAGGACCCGGGAGGTTTTTTGCGTTCGGCCCCTAACCGGGTCGCGTCCCGATCCACCACCGGTCAAGTCAGGTATCGCACAGGGATGCGAACACGGTGCCGCTGCGATCGGGACAGATATTCGAGAGGTAGGGGTGACTGAACCACTTACGGTGCAACCTTGTGGCCGCAAGCACCTGCCGCACCTAAACGAGCCTAACCGTTATTGCCTACCCTGTGTGTATGCGAACGCCAAGCGTAGGTGCATTGAGCGCGGCGAAGGATGGCGCTGGGGCGTGTGATGGCTAATCAGCCCCCCGTATTCATGCGGCGGGAACGCAAGCCATGGCGGCCCGAGAGCAAGCGGGACACGAACCGCATCCGCGGCCGCAAGGGCGTAGCTCTCCGCAAGCGCCGCCTCGCCCGAACGAACGGCCTATGCGAGGACTGCCAAGCCAAAGGGATGGTTCGCCCCGCAGATGTAGTGGATCATATCAAGCCCCTGGCCCTTGGCGGCGAGGACATCGACAGCAACACCCGCAACCTGTGCCACGACTGCCACGGCAAGCGCACCGCAGAGCAATTCGGGCACAGGCCCAAGCTGACATTCGGAGAGGATGGATGGCCTGTCTAGCTGGCCCGGCGAGGGGTTAGGGACATCCTGGCGGTGCGAATGCACATCGATGGAGAGCAGGTCCGGCTTGGGAGAGAGCCATCCCGGTAGGGGGGTGGGTCAAAGTTCGGAACGTCGAGCGCGGAAATCGCCGCGGAACTGCAAAAAAGTCGCTAACACAGGAATCGTCACGATGGCACGCAAGCAGCGCGTGGACAGCAATGCTGCCGCGGTCAAAATCATGCAGGGGGCTACCCGGCAGATCCAGCCCCCGGCGCATGTCCCGCTGGACGACATCGATTGGCCGTTCTTCGAGAACGTGATCGAGGAGTTCGCCCGGTCGGAGTGGACCGAGCATCAGATCGAGCTGGCGGCGATGCTGGCGCGCACGCTGGCGACACTGGAGCAGGAACAGCGGACCCTTCGCAGGGAGGGAATGATCTCGGTTCGCGAGAACGGGACGACGGTGGAGAATCCTCGCGCCCGAGCGGTGAAGTCCCTGACCGGGGACATCCTCTCGTTTCGTCGGTCGCTGAGCCTTCACGCGCGCGCGAAACAGGGGGAAGCCCGCGACGTGGCTAAGCGGCAACGCCAGGCCAAGGGCGTCGAAGCCGATCTTGACGACGATCTGCTGGCGAGGCCCACGGTCCAGTGACCCGCGGCGAGAAGGTTTGCGCCTTCATCTCGCGATATTGCAGGGTCCCCGAGGGGGCGAAGGTCGGGGAGCCGATCGAGCTTGCCGAGTTCCAGCGCAAGTTCATTCTCGACGTGCTGGACAATCCGTCAGGCACGCGCAGGGCTTACCTCTCGGTTGGGCGAAAGAACGGCAAGACGGCTTTGATCGCCTGCCTGCTGCTGGCCTACCTGGTCGGGCCGGAAGCGAAGTTGAACGGCCAGATCGTCAGTGGGGCGCTGTCTCGCGACCAGGCGGCGCTTGTCTTCGGGCTGGCGGCAAAGATGGTGCAGATGTCGCCCGAGCTGTCGAAGATCGTTCGGATCGTGCCGAGCGGCAAGCGCCTTATCGGGCTGCCGATGAATACCGAGTTCCGGGCGCTGGCGGCGGAAGGTCGAACCGCACACGGGCTTTCGCCGTTTCTGGCGATCCTGGACGAGATGGGGCAGGTCAAGGGGCCGCAAAACGATTTCGTGGACGCGATCACGACTTCGCAGGGGGCGCACGACGCGCCGCTGCTTATCGGGATTTCTACGCAGGCCCCGACCGACGCGGACCTGTGGAGCATCTGGCTGGACGACGCCGAGCGGTCCGAAGATCCGACGATTGTGAGCCATGTCTATACGGCTCCCGATGACTGCGACCTTATGGATCGCGATGCGTGGCGGGCGGCCAATCCGGCCCTTGGGCTGTTTCGCAGCGAAAAGGACGTAGAGGAGCAGGCGCGGCAGGCTCAGCGGATGCCGAGCGCGGAGAACACGTTCCGGGTGCTGACGCTAAACCAGCGCCGGAACATGGTGGCGGCATTCGTGTCGCCCGCGGTATGGAAGGCGGGCAACGAGGCGCCCGAGCCGCTGGAGGGGCAAGTCTTCGGCGGCCTCGACTTGTCCGCCACGACCGACCTGACCGCGCTTGTGCTGACATGCCGGAAGGGCGGGGTGCTTCATGTTCACCCGTTCTTTTGGATGCCGCACGACACCGTTGCTGAGGCGTCGAAGCGGGACCGGGCACCGTATGATGTCTGGGTGCGCGAGGGGCTACTGCGAACGACGCCCGGCCGGGTAATCGATTACGCCTTCGTCGCGAGGGACATAGCGGAGATCACGGCAGGACTGGGGGTGGCCCGGATCGGGTTCGACCGCTGGCGGATGGACCGAATGAAGGCCGCGCTGGACGCAGCGGGTGTGGATCTGCCGCTGGAGCCATTCGGACAGGGTTATGTGAGCATGTCGCCTGCGCTGGACGCGCTGGAGAGCGACTTGCTGATGGAGCGGGTAAGGCATGGCGGGCACCCGGTGCTAGCCATGTGCGCGGCTAATGCAGTCGCGGTTCCCGATCCAGCGGGCAACAGGAAATTGGACAAGTCGAAGGCCACCGGTCGCATTGACGGGATGGTGGCGCTGGCAATGGCGGAAGGGGTTGAGGCGATGGCAACTGATTCCACCGTGCCGGTTGACGACTGGATTGCGAGCTTCGCCTGATGGGGTGGCTGCGGCAAATGTTCGGGCTGGAGCGCGACGGGGAGTCGAAAGACATTATCCCGTGGCGCAATTCGACGCTCTCGACCGAGAACGGGACTAACTTTCGGACTAATCAGGTCACCGTCGCGGACGCCCGCGACATCATGCTGGCGACGGGTCGAGGGGCGATTGGGCTTTCTGCGACGTGGGCCTGCGTCAACCTGATCGCGGGCACGATCGGTTCGCTGCCGCTTATGGTCTATCGCCGGGACGGCGACGTGAAGCGTGTTGATCGGGAGCACCCGCTTTATTGGCTACTGCACGACAGCCCGAACTACGATCAGACGGCGGTGGATTTTTGGGAGTTCCAGTCGGCAGGGATCGAGCTTCAGGGCAATGCTTACGCGCGCATCAACAGGGGTGTCGGCGGCGGGGTGATCGCTCTGACGCCGGTGCGTCCCGATGCGGTCACTGTGCGCCGGATGGAGAACGGCGATATTCAGTATCGCTGGACCGAGAACGGCGAACAGGTCGATCTACGCAGTAAGGATGTCCTGCATATCCGCGGCCCGCTGAGCGACGGCCTTACGGGCATGTCCACGCTGGCAACGTGCCGCGGGGCATTCGACGCGGCGATGGCGGCTGACCGAGCGGCAGAATCGATCTTTGCGAACGGGATTCAGCCGAGCGGCATCCTCGCAACGCATGAAAGCATCACGCTGACGAAGGAACAGCGGGCGGAACTGGAAACCCTGCTTCAGGACAAGTTCCGCGGGGCAAAGAACAGCGGCCGCCCGATGGTGCTGGATCGGGGAATGGAGTGGCACCAGCTCGACCTGTCGCCCGAGGACGCGCAGATGATCGAGACGCGCGGTTGGGGCGTCGAAGAGATTTGCCGCATTTTCGGGGTGCCGCCGCACATGGTCGGTCATTCCGAGAAATCGACCAGCTGGGGCAGCGGGATCGAACAACAGACGCTGGGTTTCGTGAAGTTCAGCCTGCGCCGCCGCCTCAAGCGGATCGAGCAGGCGCTGGAGAAGCAACTGCTGTCCCGTGCCGAGCGCGATGCCGGCGTGTCGATCGAGTTCAACCTTGAGGGCCTGTTGCGCGGTGACAGCATGACTCGGGCCGAGTTTTATCAGTCTGGTCTTCAGAACGGATGGCGCACGATCAACGAAGTGCGTGCCCTTGAGAATCTGCCCCCGGTCGAGGGCGGCGATACGCCACGAATGCAGATGCAGAACGTCCCCATAACCGAAGCGGGGCAGGAGGAAGAATGATGCTCCACAAGGATTTCGGGCTGGAGATCAAGGCCACTGACGAGGCCGGGGTAATCGAGGGTTACGGCAGCACCTTTGGCGGCGAACCCGACAGCTACGGTGACGTTATCCTGCCCGGCGCATTCGCGGAATCGCTGGTGCGGCACAAGCGCCAGGGCACGATGCCGCTGATGCTCTGGGGGCATAATGCGGGTGACCTGCCGATCGGCAACTGGACCGACATGGCCGAGGACGGGAAGGGCCTCTGGGTGAAGGGCCAGATCGACCTGGACGACCCGGTGGGGCAGCGCGTTCACCGTGCAATGAAGCGCAAGAGCGTTCGCGGCTTGTCGATCGGTTACGAGGTGATCGAAAGCCGCGAGGACGAAAAGCGCCGCGGCGTCCGCCTGCTGGAAAAGCTGGAGCTGTGGGAGATCTCTCCCGTCAATTTCCCGGCCAATCGCCGGGCCACTGTCACCGGGGTGAAGGGTGACGAAGTTCTTTCACGCTGGATCGCCGGGGACCGGCCCCAGCGGCGCGAGTTGGAGGGGCTGCTGAAGGATGCCTTCGCGGTTTCCAACTCCGAAGCCGAGCGCATGGCAAACGCTCTGCTGCACGACGATCGCGGGGGCCGCGACGAACCTGCCGACCCGATGGCTGCCTTCTGGGCGGCCCTGTCCGATGCAGACGTGATCTGTGAGGACGAGAACGGAAATCAGGTCTCTTTCGCAGACCTCTGAACACAGGAAAATCGCTATGACGACCGAAACGAAGTCGGTGGCCGAGCTGGCCGCCGAGACGAAGGCCGCGTTCGACAAGAAGCACGACGCGGTGAAGGAAATTGCCGAGAAGGCACTGGCTCTGGCCGAGGAAGGCAAGCAGCTTTCCGAAGGCGAGAAAACCAAGGCTGACGAGGCAATCACCGGCCTGAACGAGGTCAAGGGCCTCATGCAGGAACTGGAGCAGAAGCTGGCGCGCGAGACGGCGGAGAAGTCCGGCCCGCAGACCGCCGGTGCCAAGTTCGTGGAAAGCGAAGGCTTCAAGGCGTTCGCCGGCCAGACCCGCCCGCGTGGTCGCTACATCGAGGAAGTCAAGGACATCACCTCGCTGACGACCGACGCCCCGGGTTCGGTGGGCACGCTGGTGCAGCCCGATCGCGTGTCCGGCACGGAGCTGCCGCGCCGCCGCATGACGATCCGCGCGCTGCTGGCGCAGGGCAACACCTCGTCGAACACGATCGAATACGACAAGGAAAAGGTGTTCACCAATAACGCGGCTCCGGTCGCGGAAGGTGCGGCCAAGCCCCAGTCGGAAATCCAGTATGAAGAAGCGACCGCGCCGGTTCGCACGATCGCTCACTGGATGCGCGCGTCGGTGCAGATCCTTGCGGATGCGCCCGGCCTGCGTTCGATCATCGACAATCGCCTGCGCTACGGCCTGGCCTACGTCGAGGAAAGCCAGCTGCTGAACGGCGACGGCACCGGCCAGAACCTTTCGGGCCTCGTGACCGAAGCCACGGCCTATTCACCGTCGTTCACCCCGGACAGCGCCAACATGCTGGATACGATCCGGCTCGGTATGCTCCAGGTGGCACTGGCCGAATACCCGCCGAACGGCATTGTCCTGAATCCGATCGACTGGGCCTACATGGAAACCCTGAAGGACTCGGCCGGCGGCTACCTGATCGGCAATCCGCAGGGCACCATCGGGGCGCAGCTGTGGGGCCTGCCCGTCGTCGCCACGCAGGCGATGACCGAGGACAAGTTCCTGATCGGTGCGTTCGACCTGGCGGCGCAGATCTTCGACCGGCAGGATGCCACGGTCGAGGTTTCGACCGAGGACGCCGACAACTTCCAGAAGAACAAGGTCACCATCCGCGCCGAGGAACGGCTCGCGCTGGCGGTCTATCGCCCGGAAGCGCTGGTTTACGGCGATCTGGGCCGCGTGGCCTAACGGACTGTGGCGGGGGCCTTCGGGTCTCCGCCCTTTCCTAAAGCGCCCTCGGGGGCGTTTCAGGAAGGGAGTTCCCAAGCATGGCTGAGAAAGTGAAGGTCAAGCTGCTGCGCCCCCTGAACGGCGCGGAGATTGGCGGGTTCGCGGAGTATGATGCCGCCGACGCGCAGCGGCTCGCGGAGCGTGGCGCGGTAGAGATCGTCAAGGCCGAACCCGCACCGGCGAACAAGAAGGCCCCCGCGCCCAAGAACAAGTCGCGCGGCAAGAGGAAGGATAGCTGACATGGCAAGCTCGATCGAACGACGCCGCGGCAAGGCGGCCTATCGCCGTGCGGCAGCGGCCTCTGTTCACAAGCCGGTCAATTCGGTCGCGCCTGCGATCACCGGGGCCGAGCAGGTGGGTGAAGTCCTGACCGTGACGAACGGGACGTGGACGAACACGCCTTCGTTTGCCCGCCAGTGGCTGCGCGACGGCGCTGCAATCGACGGTGAAACCGCCACCACTTACACGCTGGTCGAAGCGGACGAGGGTGCGGTCATCAGCGTGCGGGTCGATGCCGACAACGATGGCTTCCGCGCGAGTGCGATGAGCAACGAAACCGGCGCGATCGCGGCGGCTGCGTAATGGACCTGCGCCGCCTGACCCCGATCGACGGGGAGGCCATTCTGCCGCTTGACGACGCAAAGGAACACCTGCGCGTGCGTCACAGCGACGAAGACAGCGTGATCAGTGCGCTGCGTGATGCCGCCTGCGAATATGTCGAGCGGCTTTCGGGTGTGGCTCTGGCGAGCGCGGATTATGTTTGGGAGGCGGACAGCTTCGCGCGCGCCTCCGAACTGCCGATGCGCCCGGTGACCGCCATTGTCGAAGTCAGCTATCTCGACAGCGATGGGGCGGCCCAGACGTATGACGATGCCCGCCTGGTGGATGGCAAGATCGCCCCTGCGGTCAACGGAGTCTGGCCACTGGCCTACGGGCAGGCATCGGTGACGTTCACGGCGGGGCAGGCCTGCCCGCCCACCCTGCTGGCGGCGGTCAAGTTGATGCTGGGGCACCTCTACGAACACAGGGAGGCCAGCGCTTCGGATGGTCTGAGCGAACTGCCGCTGGGCGTGGAAATGCTGATCCATACGCACCGCTGGGGGATGGTGTGACCGCCGGCCGCCGCGACAAGCTGGTGAAGCTCCAGCGGGCCACCACGGTGCAGAACGAGTATAACGAGGAAATCGAAACCTGGGCTGACATCGGTTCGGAGTGGGCGGCGGTCTATTTCGGGCGCGGCAGCGAGCGCCGGGAAGCCGCGATGGAACAGGGTTCGCAGGCGGCGACGTTCAACGTGCTGTCCCATGACCTGACGCGCAGCGTGACCCTGAAGGATCGTATTTTCTGGGAGGCCCCGTGGGACATCACGGCGATTGCGCCGGATACCCCGAAGCGCGGGCAGATCGAGTTCACGGCAGTGAGGGCAGTAGCATGAAGGTTCGCACGATCCGCAAGCATGGCAACGCCTATCCGCCGCGCTACCTGAAGAACGTTGGCCGGAAATACGAAGTGAGCGAACGCGACGGGGTCAACCTCATGGCGGCGGGACTGGTGGCCGAGGATACGCCCGGTGAAGCTGAAGGCTGACCTGACGGGCTTTAGCGGCCTGGAAGCGGCGCTTGTCGAGATCGAACAACTGAGCGGCCGCACGGCGACGGGCAAGAACGCGGTCCGTCGCGGTATGCGAAAGGCGATGAAGCGGATCGAGGACCGGGCCAAGCAAATGGCCCCGGCAGACGATGGCAGGCTGCGCGAAAGCATCACGACGAAGAACGCCAAGGCGCGCCGCCAGCGCGGTTCGGTGAAGTTCCAGCGGCAGACCGGTGTGGAGTTGCTGACCGGTCCCACCGGGCGACCGGAAGGCGGATACGCCGCATGGCAAGAGTTCGGCACGGTCAAGATGGCCGCGAATCCCTTCATGCGCCCTGCGGCAGATACCGAGGGGCAATCGGTAGTGGACGACGTGATCGACATTATCCGGGCCGAGGTGATGAAGTCCGCCGCCCGTGCGCGAAAGAAAGCAGCGAGCAAGGGGTGAGCGATGGCTGACATGCAATCCGCCCTGGTCGCGAGACTGGCGGCCGACCCTTCCCTGGCGGCCCAGCTAATCGCGAACGGCAAGACACGGATCTACTGGACGAAGGTGCCGCAGGGTGCGGACCGGCCTTACCTTCGGATGCAGACGGTCACCGATCTGCGGCCCCAGCACCTGACCGGTTACGATGCCGGGCGGCAGACGCGGGTGCAGGTGGACGTGTTCGCGGACACCTACGCGCAGGCCCGTGCGCTTTCGGAAAGCATCATTGGCGCGGTTGCGCTTCCCGCCACCGTGGCGGGGGTCAAGTTTGGTCGCACGCGGGCGGAAGGTCCGCGCGACCTTGGCGAAGACGTTGAAGGCGTCGGATTTGTGCATCGGCTCAGCATGGACCTGCTGGTCGAACATTCATTGGCTTAGGTCCACTTCACAGGAGCATTGAGAAATGGCGGAAACGCAGGAAGCCAGCACTGGCTGGAACGGGGAGGTTTGGCTGTCGTCCGACGACACCGTGGGCAACCTCGTGGAATTGCAGGAAGTTCGCAGCTTCACCCCCGGCACCCCGACTGCCGAACGGGTCGAGACGACCACGCTGAAGGCCCCCAATCGCCGGCGGACCTACACGAAGGGCATGATCGACAGCGGCGAGGCGGAAATCGTAGTGAACGCCCGGCGCGGCTCCGATACCTATGTGGCGCTCAAGGCGGCGCTGGAGGAAGGCGGCGATCGCTACATCCGGTTCAACTATCCCGAACTGGGCGTGCTGGTGTGGACCGACGACGTTCAGGGCGAGATCACCAGCATCGATGAAGGCGAAGTCGCGCCCGACAGCAACATGGAAATGACGGTCACGGTTTCGATCAACAGCGTCGTTTCCAGCGCCGCATACGTGGAGCCTGCCTAATGGCCGGCAATCCTGTGAAGGGTGAAGTCTCGCTCGTCCTCAGCGACGGGCGGGAGTTTACCGTTGTCCTCGACATGGAAGCGCTGGTCGAGGCCGAAACCCGCTATGGCAAGCCGCTGCCCAAGCTCATGCAGGACGCGGGCGAAGGGTTCATGGGGGCAACCGCTGCGCTGCTCCAGGGCGCGCTTTCGCAGCACCACGACATCGGCCGGGCCGAGGCCTTGGACATGCTGAGGACGGATGCCGACGCGGTTGCCGAAGCCCTGAGCAAGGCCGGTGAAGTAGCCTTCCCCGAGGGGAAGGCGGGAAACGCTCCGGCGCCCAGGCGTCGTGGGAAGACCTCTGGGCGCAGTGGTGCGAAGCGGGCCTAGACCCTGACGCATTCTGGCGCACGACGCCACGCACGTTCGCGCTGATCGTTGGGGCGCGGCTGAAGGGCAATGCTGACCAGGCCCTTTCGACGGGCTGGCACGCGGAATCGTTCGCCCGAACGAAGAACATGAAACAGCTGGCCGAATACCTGAAGCCCCCGGTCGAGAAATCGCCCGAGGCCAAGGCGGCGGATCTTCGCAGCATGATCGCCCGCATGGCAGAGAAACAGGGAGCAAAGCATGGCCCTAGGTGATGTCATCGCCCGTCTCGCTGTCAGCCTGGCGCTCGAAACGGCTGCATTTGAGAAGGGCGCGACCCTTGCCGAAAAGCGGATGGCGCAAACGCAGCGCAAGTTCGCGAAGCTGGGCGACAAGATCGGCAGCATCGGCCAGAAGATGTCACTTGGGCTGACCGCCCCGCTCGCGGCGTTCGGAGTTTCGGCGTTCAACGCGGCTAGCGATGCGGCGGAGTTGCAAAGCGCGTTCAATGAAACGTTCGGCGACATGGCCGACGACATGACCGAATGGGCGCAGGCCACCGGCGATGCGATGGGCCGTTCCACGCAATCGATGCAGGAGATGGCCAACACCTTCGGTATCTTCTTCAACCAGGCCGCCCCGACCCGCAAGGAAGCGGCGGAGATGTCAAAGACCTTCGCGGTTCTCGCGCAAGACCTGGCCAGTTTCTACAACGTTTCCGAATCCGACGCGCTGCAAAAGCTCCGCTCCGGCCTCTCGGGCGAGAGCGAGCCGCTGCGCGATTTCGGTGTGTTCCTCAGTGAGGCGACAGTCAAAGCCAAAGGCCTGGAGATGGGCCTCGGTGGACTGTCCGGCGAGCTGACCGAACAAGAAAAGATCATGGCCCGGTATCAGCTGATACTGGAAAGCACGACGAACGCGCAGGGCGATGTGGCGCGCACGAGTGACGGCACGGCCAATCAGATGCGGAAGGCCAAGGCCGCGTTCGAGGAGTTGCAGGTCGTCGTCGGGACAAAGTTGCTGCCCGCAATTACCCCGCTGATCGACCGTCTCGCCAGCCTGATCGATTGGTTCGCAAAGCTGCCCGACCCTGTGCAGGAAGGCGTCGTGGTGGTGGGCGGCATAGTGGCTGCGCTCGGCCCCCTGCTCATGGTCGTGGGCCAGCTAACTAGCGCCATTCCCCTGCTGACGAAGGCACTGACCTTCCTGTTCGCCCACCCCATTATTTTGGGCGCGGCAGCCGTGATTACGGGCATCGTCCTCGCGTGGATGTATTGGGACGAAATCGAGGCCATCGTCCGGCGCGTCTATAACGCGGTGAAAGCCTGGATTTTGGACAAGATGGGTGCGGTCTGGGATTTCACAAAGCGCGCGGTCATCGCCTATTTCAAGCTCTATACGACGCTGCCGGTCATGGCGATCAAGGCGGTCGCAGACCTCTACCGCGGCGTCAAGACGTGGCTTCAGGACAAGTTGGGCGCTGTCTTCGACACGGTGCGGAAAAAGGTCGAGATGGTCGAGGGGGCCTTTCATTGGCTCTGGGATAAGGTGGTCGGCAATAGCTGGGTTCCCGACATGGTGGACGGCATCGCAGCGGAGATGGCTCGGCTCGACAAGGTCATGGTGGACCCTGCCGCCAAGGCCGCCCGAAAAACGTCTGAGATCATGCGGGATATGGCCACCGAGGTGCGCCAATTGCTCGATCGGCTGTTTCCCGAGATCGGGGTAGCTAACCGCTATCGGAACGACCTGGCGCTGCTCGAAGGTTCAGGGTTGGGGGCAAGCGCCAAGGCTGAGGCCCGCCGCCGCCTCGCGCTGGAATCTGTCGGCATCGACCACTCTGCGCCCGTCGATATCAAGACCAGGGGTGGCCCGCTGGACGGCGGCATAGACAAGAGCCTGGAGGACTTCAGCCGCACCATGGACAAGTGGGCGAAGCGTTCCGGCGAGGCCACCGTCCGCGTGGCCAAGTCCTTCAAGGACATGGCGACCGACACGATTTCTGCCCTGCGCCGCATGACCGACGCGATCAGGGGCGGCGGGTTTCTCGACATTCTCGAAGGTATTTTCGGGTTGGGGATGCAGCTCGGCAGCATCGGCGTGTTCGGCCAGAAGATCGCGGACAACATCAATTCGTCTGTTCCGGGCTATGCGACCGGCACGCGCTCTGCTGCACCCGGGCTGGCATGGGTTGGCGAACGTGGACCGGAGCTGGTCAACTTCCGCGGTGGCGAGCGGGTTTGGAGCAACCGCGAGTCGATGGCGATGGGGGGCGGCATCATGGAAATCCGGCCGTCGCCGCTGTTCGATGTCTATGTGGACGGCAAACTGGTGCAGGCGGCCCCCGCAATGATGCAGGGCGGCGCGCAGCTGGCCGGGTCTGAGGCGTCGTTCGCACAATCGCGCAGGATCGGCGGATGATCGAGCTACCCGAAACCGCCATTCCCAACGGGATGGAGCCGACCCTGCTGGACTATGGCTCTGTCCAGCGGGGATCTGCTGCGCTTCGCATCAATCGCCCGGGTTCGCGCTATCGCGTGGCCTTCAGTTACCCGCCGATGCAGCCTGACGCATCGCGCCGGGTCGTTGCGCGGTTGCAGCGGGGCAAGCGGGAGGGGGTGAAGATCAAACTGCCCCTGATCGTTCCGCAGGGCCTTCCCGGTTTGCCGGTGGTGGATGGTGCGGGGCAGTCGGGCACCACGATCGCGCTGCGCGGCCTGACCCCGCACTACATCGCGAAGGAAGGGTTCTGGCTCAACATCGTGGAAAGCGATGGCACGAGCTACCTGCACACGGTGTTTCAGACCGCGGTGGCAGACGCGAGCGGCAACGCTGAGGTTGAGATTGAGCCCGCCCTGCGCGCGCCCTTTGGCGACGGGGATACGGTCGAACTGGCCGCCCCGTGGATCGAAGGCTTCGTGGTGGGCGAGGACTGGGGCTGGCAAGTGCCGGTTCACCACCTGATCGCGGTGGCCTTTACGGTCGAGGAATATCAATGACGACGGTATCCCTGACTGGTCTGCTTCAGATCGACCTGCCCGAGGCAACGCTGCGCTATTGCGACGGCGGGTTCTTCGAGTTCAACGGCGGGACGTTTCGCGCGAAAGATCCGGTCTTCGGCACGGTGGGCGCGGTGCAGTCGCTGTCCGAAGGTGTTGGCGATAGCGTTCCGGCCTTGACGATGACCCTGCTGCCGCCCGACACCAGTTCGGCGGCGGAGATCGCGAAGCCGGGGCATCAGACAGCGCGCGTGCGGTTCTGGGTCGCGGAATACGACGTTGCCACTGGTGTGGTTACCTCGTCCGATGTCCAGTTCGACGGACAGATCGACCAGTCCGAACTGAAGGTGGGCAAGGGGGCGAAGGAACTGACGGTTTCGGTCGTCTCGCTGGCCGAGCGGCTGTTCGAAGGCAATATCGGCAATTCGCTCAATTCGACCTTTCACAAGTCGGTCTGGCCCGGGGAGCGCGGCCACGACAACGCCACCGGGCTTGGGGTGCCGATTGCATGGGGAACCGAGGCCCCGCGTAGTGGCGGCTTCGGGGGCGGCGGCGGTGTCACGCCGTGGAGCGTTTACCGATGATCGAACTGGAGCGGCGCAGGGTCGCCACTGAAAAGACCCTGAAGCGCTATCGCAACAAGGTGTTCGACTGGTCGCGGGGGATTACCTGCGTTCACCTGGCCCGGTATCACCTGCGGGCGATGGGGCACAGGCCGGAGACGCTGCCGCGCATCCGCAGCGCGCTGGCGGCCAAGCGAGCCTTGAAGGCGCGCGGGTGGGAAAGCGTCGAGCAGATGCTGGATTCGATGCTGCCGCGCATCGCCCCGGCGCAGATGATGCTGGGGGACTTGGCATCGGTGCCCGGTGAAAGCGGGATGGACGCGGTGGTCGTTTGCGCCGGCCACCACAAGGTGTTCGGTTGGCGCGAGGACGCCGAAGGCCTTGTTATTCTTGATGTTGAACTGAGTGAGTTGGCGGGGGCGTGGCGAGCCTAGGTGCGAAGCCGCAGCGGACGGGCAAGGCTTAGGGAAACGGAGTAATCACCCCCTTCGAATCCGTGACTGATGCGGGCTTTCGTTGACACCCGGCCATTGGGGCAAATCGCCAGCAGCTCTGAGTGAAGGTCAGGGGTGTCGGTCAGCGGAATGCTGCCCACGCGCAAATTGCCGATATGCACATGCAGGGCGGGGGCGTCCTTCCACTTTGCTGCCGAAAGGATCGCGGTGGTGTGGATGCGAACACCATGGATCGTATCGCCGCCGGCCAGTTTTGCGAGGTTGTCTCGGTAGAAAGATTCACCGACCACTTGTTGGTTAAAACCACGCCCAGCGGCCAGCGCGGGGCAGTCTGAAGCCCGCCAAAAGAATCCGGTCTTTAGGTCGGAGCGCCTCTCCGGTTTATCGAAGCCCAAAAGCTTGGATAGCCAACCCATTCAGCGGCACTTGCGCCACTGGCCAGTATGAACGGCACTTTGCGCCCGCCGAATTTCAATCCGAGTGCCGCCATCCTGAGGGGCGAGAGACATCATCGCCAATGTCGAACCGTATTGGTTTTTAATCAGGAAGGTCTGACGACCGTCGGGGGTCGTGATCGGGGCCGACGAAAGCCGCATCTGAAGGCATTGGCTTACCTCTGCCGGGGGGCGATCAATGAACACCGATTCATCGACTGAGCTTTCGTAGATGTCCTGCGTAGAGGCGCAGGCGGTCAACGCTGCTGCCGACAGAACGATTAGCAACCTCATCCAAGCGCCTCTCATGGGCGATAGTTAGCGCGAGAAGCGATAAATGGCAAAAGCTTTGAAAACGATCGGAACGATCGCTGGTGCCGCTGCGCTTATCGCTACCGGTCTTGGGGCGGTGGGGGTCGTCGCGGCGACTACTGCCGCAACAGTCTCGGGGATCGCTAGCGCCGCCGCTGCCGTCGCAAATTTCAGTTCCCAAGCCCTCGCCAAGCCGCCGCCGGTGCGCGGGTCTGTCTCGCAAATTGCCATCGCTGCCGACGCGCCTCAGCCCTACGTCATGGGCGAGGGCTATTTCGCGGGCGTTCTGCGGCACGACACCGCCTATGGCCCGACGCTCGACAAGGTGCCGAACCCCTATCGCTTCATGGCGGTGGTCTATTCGGGTGGTGGCCCGGTCGAGAGCATTTCGCCGCGTGTTGATTACGCCACCGTCGGCAGCTGGTATAACGGGTTCCTCTATACCGACACGCAGCTGGGGGCCTGCCCCGAGGCGGGTGCACTGTCTCCGCAATGGTCGGGCGCGCCGGGCTGGGGCACGGCTTACAAGCTGTCCGGTCAGGCGGCCATCGGGTGGTCGTTCAAATTCGACAAGAAAGGCAAGCGGTTCGCATCCGGCATCCCGTTGCTGGGGGCCTACGGCCAATGGGTAAAGGTCTATGACCCGCGAAAGGACGATACGCAGCCCGGCGGCGTCGGATCGCACAGGCTGGGCGACGAAAGCACATACGAGTGGAGCGAGAACCCCGCCCTCCACGCGGGCACCTACGCTTACGGCCGTTATCAGAATGGCAAACGCACGATGGGCATGGGCCTGCCTGCCGACGGGATCGACTGGGCCGTAGTTTCGGCGTGGGCGAACGTTTGCGAAGCCAATGGCTGGACGATGTTCGGTGTCGTCTATGAGGGCGCGGGCAACCAGGATTCGGAACGCCGTTGGGGCAACCTGAAGGACATTTGCCTAGCCGGTGGCGCGGAGCCGGTTCCGGGCGGCAAACTGTCGTTCCGCTATTCGGCCCCGGTGGTGGCGCTCGATACGATTACCGAGGACGACCTGACCGAGGACGTTGCCAGCGTCACGGCGATGCAGTCGTTCCGCAACCGCATCAATACTGCGGTCCCGAAGTTTCGCAGTCCAAACCACAACTGGGAGATGATCGACGCCGAGCCGGTCGTGAACGCGACATTCCTGGCCGAGGATGGCGAGGAAAAGCGCGAGACGTGGCCGTTCAATTTCGTGAAGGAGGTCGACCAGGCCGCGCAGCTCGCGGCCTATCGGATCTGGGATAGTCGCGAACTCGCGCCAATCACCCTGCCGTGCAAGCCGCGCCTGCGCCACTATCGCCCCGGCGAATGCCTGCACCTCGACCTGCCCGAACTGGGGCTGGATACCGACGCAATCGTTCTGCGCCGCCAGATCGACCCGGTGACGATGAAGGTCACGCTGGAGCTTATCGGAGAGACGCCGGGCAAGCACGCATACTGCCTCGGGCAGACGGGTGTTTCGCCGCCTACACCGGCCATCGGGCAGACAGCGGAGGAGCGCGACGAGGTTTCGGATGCGGCCCTGACCGGCCCGAAGTCGGCGCGCAAGATCGTGACGCGCAGCGTGGCCTATCCGGTCACCAGCGATGACGACAGCATCGATATTGCGACCTTCGACGGCGTGCTGGACGACGGGACCGAGATCACCTTCCCGGCGGGGTCCCTCACCTCGCTGCTTTCCAGCGTCAGGTATGCAGTTCTCTACGATCCCGAGGCCGGAACATACTCTGCCGTGCCGGAACCTGCCGAAGCTGAGCTGGCCGATAGCAGCCTGATTTTCCTGGGCTGGAGCGCGACCAGCTCGGGCGGCAGCTACCCGTCAAACCCGCCGACCCCCGGGGGCTGGGGCGGCGACGGCGGCTATTACACCCCGCGGGAAGTCGCACCCTAATTTCAATCATCGGAGAAAAGAATGTTCCCGACCGTCAGCTATAGCGTGACGGCGAACCGCTTTGCGCCGTTTGCCGATTACGTGGACATCGAAGGCTACGACTTCACCGGGGCGACCTGCAAGCTCCAGGTGCGCGACCACAAGAACGGCGGGACGCTGCGCGCCGATGTCGTGCCGGTGGTTTCGGTCACCGTGACCGAAGGCATCCCGACATCGCGTGTTTCGTGGTCGATCGATGAACCCACCATGGAGGCCATGCCGCTCGACAGCGGCGATCCCGACGCGGACGTGACGCTCTATCACGACCTGCACCTCACCCCTTCCGGCGGGACGAAGTTCGTTCCCTTCGCCGGTTCCTTCGTCGTCAAAGCGGGAGTGACCGAATAATGCCTGCTGTCATCAAGGTCGTGGACGGTCGCACCGTCCTGCAAGCCGGTGAAAATACCCTTGCCGCCATGAATGCCGCGGCGAGCGCGGAATCGGATCGCGAACGCGCGGAGACTGCTGCCGACCGTGCCGAAACAGCGGCAGAGATCGTCGAAAACCTGACGACCGCGACGGGCCGCGCGGCCATCTACGGGATCACCGATCCGGTGGAAGCCGAACTGTTCGCAGAGCAGGCGTTCGAACTCGACTTCACCGAACGGTATTACCGCGACGGCCTGGAGCGCTACGCCAACCTGCGCGAGCCGGACAACATCACGCCGATCGTTCCGGGGTTCACCTTCACGCGCAATTCGCTCGCCTGGCACATCGTCAACGGCGACCGGGCGCAGGTCAGCACCAACATCATGCGGATCAGCGATGCCGGGTTCCTGATCGAACGACAGGCGTTTCAGTCTGTCGGCTATTCAAACGACGTGGAGAACCTGCCGAACACCAACGCCAGCTTCGCGGACGGGCCGCTCGATCCCTACGGCATCACGTCCACAAGGGTCACCGCCGCTTCGACGGGCACCACGACCTTGCAGATCAACGGCACCGGCACCGCCTCGGGCAACGGCGATACGGCGTGGTTCCTGGTCAAGAAGGGCAACGGCGCGACGATCGGCAACCGCTTTGCGCTCATCAATTCCACAACCTCGCAGTCGCTGCTCAACATCGGGTTCAACTACGACACCGGGCAGATCACCTACTACGTGGGCACGAAGGGCGCGCGAGCCGTTCCGCTGTCGAACGGATGGTGGCGCATCGAACTGACACCGCCCAGCGGCGTCAATGCCAACGACGGGCTTCGCGCATTCGTCGGCTTTGTCGGGCTGTCGCAGACAGCGGGCGACAACTTCCTCATCAGCCACGCGCAGATCGAAAGCACCGGCAATGCGACCAGCCCGATCGTCACGACGAATGGTGCTGCGTTCGACCGCAAGGCCGAGATGGCGCGCTTCACGCTGCCCGCCACCGGCGATTTCACGCTGGTTGCCGAGGCGCAGTTCCGCGACCGGATCGGGCGGCAGGTGGTCGCCAGCGTCGATGACGGGACCTCGCTCAACCGCCTGACGGTCCTTCGCGATGCGACCGGCGCCATCGTGCTGGAACTGATCGACAACGGCAACGCGTCCAGTTTCACCATCGCGGCGCGCAAGGCGGGTGAACGGCAGTGCCGCATCGCGATGGCCGCGCACGAAGGCAGCATCCGGGTTTCGGTGGATGGCGGGCCGGCGAGCGGCCCCCTGCTTGCCCGCCCCTCGGGCCTCAATCGCGTCATGCTCGGCCAGGACTTCAATGGCGGGCACCTCGAAGGCGAGGTTCGGCGCATCATGGTGCAGAACAGCGCGGCGACCGATGCAGACTTGCAGAAGTATGCCGCGCTGCAACAGCCGCGGGCGCTGGCCGATGCGCCGCTGACCGCCCATCCGCTACAGGGCCGGTTCAATCCGAACACCAGCAACACGCCGACCGGCCCGACCGGGCGGCAGGCAGTGGTGGTCTATGGCGAACTGCCTTGTTCACTGCTGATCGCGGAGAACCGCGGCATCAGCGCGCTCCTCGTGAACCCGGACGGTTCGACCGTCTGGCGCGACACCACGCATCAGGGGCGCTGGTGCGACGTGGACCCGCTGACCGGCTATTCGCTGATCGGGGCGGCGGACCTCCGCACGATCCGCTGGGTCGATCGCCAGTGGCGGGTGCAGCACCAGTGGTCGCTGCCAGGCGGTGTGACGGGCGACATCTATGGCCTACGAACGAACGGGACGAAGATGGTGGTCAACACCATTATTGGCGGCGGGGCCAGCGGCGAGAC